CTGCGCTCTCTTCTTGAGTTGGCGCTTCCTCTACTTCTGCTGCTTCTGCTTCAACGGCTTCAGGCTCTTCAGCCTGTGGCTCCTCTTGAGGTGCCTCTGTCGGTTCCACCATCTGTGAAACTAAGTTTTGTAAATCAGTCGCTTCATTCACGGTACTAATCCTAACGCTTGCGATCTAAAAGTGTCTCTGCCGCTATTGCGGCGTCGAGTTGCACTTCGATCAAGTTTAACGCACGAATGATTGCGTGCGCCTCTTCGCGCTTCTCAACATCGTGAGACGCGCTGTTTGCAAAAGCCAACATCTGGCTATCGCGAACATCCTGCACGAACTGCTGAAACGCAGTGTCGTTTTTTAACCTTTTAGCCTCTTCGGCATGAATACGAATATCTGTTGTCATTGTCCAAACATCCGACGCTCACGCTCTTGCTCAGACTTTATGCGAGCAACATCAACGGATGTGCCATATTGACCATATATCTTAGCCGCATCAACTAATAAATCTTGAGCCATTTGGTCACGCTGCAAATCGTCATCCAAAACCATTTCTTGCATTTTGCGCTGATTTTCCATTTGCGCTTTTGACATATCAACTTGCGCCTTGGCTTGCGTTTTCATTGCCTCAGCTTGCAAGAACGCTGCATTTGGGTCTTGCTGGTTCTGCGCCATCATTGCTTGCTGCTGCTGCTGCATCATCAACATTTGCTGCTCAATCTCTGGTGTGATTGGCGCAAAGTAACGCTCAGCGTTGCGAACACCCGAAGCCGCTAAGATGTCTGCTAATGTATTGCGAATGTTTGTTAGAGAAACCAAGCCGTTTTGTGGGCCATATGCCTGATAGACTTGCTGCTGCACTCCAAATGCCTGCTGCAACGCCATCATCTTTTCCTCTTCGCGCCCAGTGCCAAGGCCAACATTTACAGATACGTCCATGTCAGCATTCCACACACGCGGATCAACCGCAACAAACTGACCATTCAGACGCATCATTTGTTGCGCATCAATGTTTTTTACATGCAGATGCAGTAAGATTTTAAACAAACGCTTTACGCCATCTGCCAGGTTGCGCACCATGACTTCAACTTGACCTGCTGCGGCTTGCACAGTCGCCTGCACAGCAGCCTTAGTTGTTGACTGCATAGCATCAGGGTCTAGGCCCATTGACGCGCGTGTGACGCCCGTTTTGCCCTCTACAAGCTGATCCATGTACGTTAGTGCGCTTAGCGTTTGACCTGCCACAAACGGCACAGACATTTCTTGAACAGAACCAGGCTGGCGCATACGCACAATCGCACCAATCTCATTGTTTAAAATGTCGTCTACATTAACTGCGCCATCAACAATTCCAATGCGCGGATTGTTCGTCATCGCAACATTATCAAGAATGCCGCGCAGAATAGAGGTGGCCGCATCTTGATCGTCCATAACCAACTCTGCCAAACTGCGCCCATACATTGTGTGTGGCTCTGGATCGACTTCCATCACTGCAAACGGAATTTGATCTGCTTCCTCAAAGTCTAGCAGCTTGTAGTTTGTCCCGCCGCAAATGAACCTATGCAGCGTTGGGATGCCAGTGCCATCTACATCAATACGCATATAGGCTTCTGTAATCGCCACGCTGCGCATTGATGGGTCAGCCTCTTGATCTTCATAATCATCTTGAGCATAACCACGACGCTCAATATCTTCTGCCTCAGAAATATCTGATGCACCGTAAAGGCTGTCCAAGTTGTAAACTTGCTCATAGTCAAAGCCTAAAGCAACAAGATCGCCCACGCGCATTTCTGTGCGGTGTGCTACAATGTAAGCATCATCCAGGTTGCGTGCCTGTGAGTTAATAAAAAACTCTTCTGGCGGCACACTATCAATCTTTAATCTGCCTTCTGGAATGCGCCGCGCAATCTTGGCTGTATATATTGGGCTTTCAACTTCAACACCAAACTCATCAATGGACATGGCCATTTCCATTGACTGCTCAAGCATTGTCACATCGTCGTCTGAAACAAGCAGCATCATCTCTTGCTCTGACAGATTGTCGTATGTGTATGTCTCTTGCCGAAACTTGCGCTCGTAGTACGCTTTTACAATGCCTTGCTTTTTAACCAGCGCATCATGGAATGCATCGTTTAAAACGCGGTATCCGTCATTTTGATTAAATACATAATTGATATACTGCGTGGCCTGATCGGCCATAGCTACATCCTCTGGGCCGCGCGGGATGAACTCAACAGGCTTGTCTGTAGACATGAACACGCGCATCAGACTTGGCTTAACAGCACGAACTGTGTCGCGCACTTTCGTTGCCACAACCTTGCTACGACCGTCCTCATAGCCAATGTCAACCTCGCCATCCATGTAGCGCTGGGCTTTTATTCGGTCATGAGTAATCTCGCTCTCAACGAAGTCAACAGCTTGAGCCATTGCATCTTGAACAATGCCCTCAATCTCGCGTGTGTCTTTTGGTTGTGGCTGCATTCTAGTCTCCTATTGACCCGCTAATAGACCGCCTGTTGCGCCAATCATGCCAGAATACAATTCTGGACGGCGCATCAGTCTGCCACGCTGCAATTGATCTTGCGCCTGACGCCGCTGCAACTCTCGCAAAATTAACTGCTGCTCTGCTGGATTAACTGAAAACAGCATTCTTGATAAATCTGCTGCGCTGCGCTCACTAATTCCTGACAAGCGAGATGCTGCTTGAGAGCCTAAAGCAGAAACGGCCCCAGGGATGTTGCCAGTTGCAAGCTGTGATCCAATGCCAAATATTCGCTGCGGGTCAATCGCTGCGTCTTCTGCTGCCATCAATCTTTCTGCCGTCTCAGAACCGCCCATGACTTTGCGTGCTGTTCGCGTCTTTTCAGATTGCAACTTCATAAACCGCTCAAACTGTTCAAACTGTGCGGCGTTATCAAATGCCAAGCGCAAAGCAGCTCTCTTTCGTGGCGTTCCAAAAACTGTTTTTACAAAGTCTGTGCTGTCACCAGTCTTAGAAGCAAGCTCTTCAACTTGACTAACTAACCCAACACGCAATGCCTCTTTTTCAGCCGCAGACATTGTGCCAACTTTTTTTACAAGCTCTTTCTCAGATATTTTTGTAAAATCAAAGCCAGCTTTGTATGCATCACGCAATCGTGCGCTATCAGCATATTGCGCATTGGCGGCTTTATAGGCTTCATTTTGATCGCCAATTGCATCATTCCAGCGCTTTTTTAACTTGGTCAAAACAGCGCCTTCTTTTGTGACTTTTCCAGTAATTGCGTCGGTCTGACCTTCAATTAAAACGTCTAAACCTTTTTTAATGTCGTGAGCCAATTCTGTAGGCATGCCAACGTATGCGCCGCCTGCCATCTCATCAGTAAAAAATTCAGACAAATCTTTTGGCATCCCAGCCATGTCAATGTCTGGATCAATGTCAGCGATCCGCAGCGCTTTCTGATACGCTTCCCGAATAACTTTGCTTTTTGCCATGTTTGCAAAAGGTCTAGCGTCTAGCTCTGTTTCATACGCCTTTGCATAAGCTGGACGCGCCTGCGCCTCTACTCGCTCAGCTAAGTCATCCAGGTAATTAACGCCAGTTAATCCAGAAACGCCAGCTACATCAGCAGCTTTTTCAGTGATTTGCTCTGCTTGGCGCTGGCCACGCTCAACAAACTGCTCAACCACTTGCTGCCGCCCTTCGCTTGGAACCGCCTGCGCACGCCAGCCCTGCCCTCGCAAACTTTCGCCAAGGTCTGCGATCGTAATGTCTTCAATCCCTAAGCTCTGAGCTTCTTTCAATCTAGCTGCTGCTTGCTCTGGTGTAAGGCCGTCGCGCTCTAAGGCTTCAATCATTTTTCTTTCAGCAAAAGTCAAAGCACGTTTTTCGCCGCCAATCCCTAGCGCATCCATGACTTGACGCCCGTATTTGCCAATTTGCTGCACGGCTATGGGAGCGGCTGCACCCACAGTGCCGCCAATAGCTGCCCCTGTCGCTGCTGTTTTAGCGCGTTCTTTAAAGCCGCCCTCGCCAGCACCAAAACCTGCAATGCCGCCTTCAGTTGCCCCAACCATTGCCGCACGAGCTGCCAATGGAGCTAATCGAGCTGAAGTTGCTGCTGTTGTTGCTGCTGCACCAGTCCCCATAGTTGCCAATCCTGCACCTACAGTAGTGACGCCCGCGCCCGCCATTTCAGCAGCCAACGCCTCAATAGGATTAGCTGTGCGGTAACTTTCTAGCTTTTTGCGAATAACATCTAAATTTTCTTTGTAGCTTTTGCCCTCAGACAAACCAAGAGCCGAACCTAACGCACTCGCTGGGTTGCGGATTGCGGCCTCTAACTCATCAGCGAAACCAAGTGTTAGGCCTTGCATGAACGCTCTGCCGCGCTGACGTTCAACGGGCTGAGCGGCCTCTTGACTGCTTTTTGCGCCCATCTCAACTTGACGCCTAATTTTATTTACAAACTCATTTTGCTCTGATTGAGTTAAGTTTGCAAAATCGTCGCTTACTTCAACCTCGCCAATACCATCAATGACAATAATCATTATTTAATTCTCCATTGCAGGTCTGGCGAAACAGGCGCGGCAGGCACATCAATGGGTGGAAGGCCAAACCTTGCGCGTCGACGATTTATCTCTTTTGCTTTATTGGCATAGGCGCGTTGGTTGATTTTCTGCAATTCAACAATTGCAGCATAAGCTGTGGCTTCTGTAGATGCTGTTTCTAGCTCTCGCGCGGCCCGTTGTGCATCGCCTTCTGTCTGCACACCTTTGTTGAGCCTTAGACTGTTATTAACAAATCTAGTTTTAAATCTTTCAAACTCACGACGTGCTTTTGCTTGCTCCTCAAAGCCTAAACCAAGAGAGCCTAAAGCACCTGTCGCAAAACCAGATGGCCCTATGTCTAGCGTTCCAGTAAAGTCGCCAGTTTTAGGATCGTACCCAAACAATTCAACAATACTTTCTGTGTCTTGAATAAGGTTGCCTAATGTCTCAAGCGCTTGAAAGTCAGCTTCCTCAGCTTTACGCGCGTCTGTTGGCAATCCCTTTGCGATTTTCTTTTGCTCTGCAATCTGCTGCTCGGCTTCAATCACTTCTTGGTTGACAGATACGCTTGGAACACCAGCATCATCATATGTGACAGTATATTTGCCACCGCCAATAACCTCTGTTTTTGGCTTGGCTGTCCGAGCTGCAAGCTGTTGCCCCATCGCTGTAGGCGAAAGCTGAGTAAGCAATGCCATTGCTCTTGCATTGTCACCAGATTGAAGCGCCGCAGCCGCTTGCTCAGCTAACTCGCGGTTGCGCTGAGATTTAGTAAACTCAACAGCCTGCGGCCCTGTGAACATGCCACTTTCAACCAATCCTGCCGCACCCTCCATGCCTTGTGAGCGAAGAAACTCAGCAGTTCTATTTCTTTTTTCTTGCTCACGCGCCAAAGCTGCTTGCTGCCGACCCGCTGCTGCCGCCTGCTGCCGCCTAAACTGATCCTCACTCGCCATCTGCTGATAGTACGCGCCAAACGCCTGCCCAGGCTGCAAGGCACCAGACTGCACAGCCCCCAAGTAACGCTCAGCAAGTTTATCGCCGCCCTGCGCACGGCGCTGTAGTTCTTCAATTGATTTGTTGCGTGTGTATTCCTGACGACGCTGCTGTAGCCGCGCGTTCATTATTTGATCGTACTGAGCAGACCTTGGGTTCATTGGATTTAAGCCAGCAGCCGCAGAACCTAAACGCTGCATAAATGTGAGCTGCGGCATCTGGTTTGGGTCTTGCCGTAAAAAGCTAAATATTCCGTCTGCCATAATTTCTTCCTTACGATGGTGCTAATTTGCCTGCGGCTTCAATGTAATCAAGCATGCCAGGTTGATAATATGATTGCTCCCCAGAAACACTTGGCATGCCATAAGCAGCTCCAGTAAATGTGCTCAATCCCTGCTGCGGTGCGCCCGCATAACCCGCATACTGCTGCTTGGCTGCGTTAATTAGATTTTGCATCATCTGCTGCTGCATCGCGCCTTGCGCCATTTGCTGCTGCTGAATTGCTTGACCATAGCCAAATGACTGACCGCCCAATCCTGCAAGCTGCCCTGCCGCACCCAACTGACGAGAAAGATCAGCTTGAGACGCGCCCAGCGCTGTTTGGAACCCTTGCTGACGTAATCGAGCAGCTTGATCCATCGCTTGCTGAGTGTAGCCCTTCATTAGCTCAGCCTCGGCAATGCCATGACGTGACCCACCAAATGCACCCGCTTGCTCTGCTCGTGCGCCCAGTTGGCCAAGGCCCATTTGTGCAGCCGATCCAACATCACGCAAAGACGCTTGGACCACTTGGCTTTCGTATGGGTTTTGATAAGCCGCCATGCCTGGCACTGCTGTTTGAGTTAGCCCTGCGCCAACTCGTCCCATTGCTGCCTGCTGTGCGCCTGCTGCCTGTTGATACGGATTGACCGCCATTGCGGGATTTGCGCCACCTGCCATATTACTTGCCCCTTCTGCTGCCCTGCATCTCTAATGCAACAGGCTGTTGTGTTGGCATTCTGCTGCCAGGTTGTCCAGTCATAGGATCAATTGAAAAACTGCTTAGATATTCTGCTTGTCCAGGACGTGCTGCCTCAAGCAGCCCAACAGATTGCTCAAATGTAGGCGCGGATGAGTAGCCTGTTATGCCGCCCTCAAACTGAGTTGGCGCTGGCATATACTGCTGGCCTTCTGTTGTTGGCATGCCAAATGCACCCGCCATAACGTCCGTGCCTTGAAACGCTGCCTCTTGCATTGGGCTAAACGCTGCAACCTCTGGCCCATAGTAAGGAACATATCCCATGCCCGCAACATCGCCTGCTGAACCAACAGCTTGCTGAAGAGCTGTCTCAGCAAACTTAGGCATCGTGCTCTCTTGTCTTGATGCTCCACCACTCATTTAATCAATCTCCTTTTGGAAGTTCACGTGTTGTGTTTTCCATCCTAGCGGCTCCAAAACGCGCTTCCATCCTAATCTACCAGCCAACTGCGCGGCCTCGCAATCTTGCTCTTTTGCCCATGCTTTTATAGCGTCATGCATGTCAAGTATCTGATCCAATTCGCCGCCCGCCAAAAACAAGTTCAAAACTCTCTTTCTGGGATATACCACAATTTCCGTCACAATACACCCCCTTGGGGCAGGCCAGAGCTGCATGCGTCCTTCATGTATGCCTTGAACAATGTCCTCAAGCGCATGCGTACCACCAGAATACTCCAAAGCCGCCTCAATCCACGGGCGGCAGCGTACAAGAGGGCTTATTTCAGTCATCTCATTCACGATGCATGCTCCCCGTGTATTCTTGTGATTGTCATTGTTGCAGCAGGCGACGCTGGTGAAAAAGAAGTTGCCGCTGTAGAGTTAAGTGATCCGTTGGTGCTATCTACTGCCCACTTGGCTTCTAGGTAGTCATTTGCATCAAAGTTAAGCACTGCACTGCGCGAAACCACAAGAGTTGCGCCGTTATTGTGCAGCACATTTACCATTGTTGATCCTGTAATGTTTGTGCCGTTTTTCGCGGGCCAAAAATAAAAAGTTACATCACTAGCAGATGACGATGTAATTTCTGCCGTAAAATTTATTAAATATTCTCCAGCCTCCTCAAACACAATCCGCTCATTGTTTGTGGCGTCACGATCTATGTATTTTTTGTTTGTTGGTGCATCAAACGTAATTGAATACGCAGTATTGGCCGCCGCAGCCGTTACATCCGTTGACCGTATCAAAGACGCATGACCACCCTCCATGACAATCTGACGAAACTCATTGTTGTACGAAACAACTGGATAGCCATACTCGCGGTCAAATAAAATAACGCCATCTTCTGACGGGTTGTCGTCCGTAGTTTTTTGCCCCAGCTTTGCTAGGTTGCGCTGCAAATACGCTGATAGCTGCCGCCCCCACTGGCGCAAGTCTGGGCCAAGAGGGGGGAGAATAGGGCTTGGCATTAGCGGCGACCCCCAGCATTTGCGTCAATGCGCATATTTCCAACTTTCCACTGCGTTGATCGCTGCCCCTCAACACGCATCCGCAATTGACGACCCGAAAAGCGCACGCTTGTTGGGTTTGCTGGAGTAAATGGCCCGTGAGTGGTTTCAGTAGCGTTTGGATATAGCCGCGTCTTAAATGTTACGTTTACATCGCCCTGTGTTATTTCGTCTGGGATTAGCTTTGTGACACGCGCAATCTGATCGCCAACGCCAATGCTGATCGGCCCCGTTTCTGCAAATGTTGTTGCGCTGTCAAAATTATAGCCAACCTCGTGATCGTAAATGTCGCTATCGCTATCGTGACCCGCCAGAAACGGATAGCGAAAAACACCGCGCTCTACACCAGATGTGCGCGACAACTCACCAATCAGCCAGTGACCCTCTAAATAATCATACGCAACGTAGCGATCAATTTCTGTACTGTTAGATGAACAATAAAACCACCAGACTTCACCAAACGCAGCATTGGCAAATGACCAGCACTTTGATTGCTGCGCTGTGTTAAAATTACCAAACACATAATCGTGAACATCGCACTTTAATTCGCTGACGCTGTTTCCGTCAAACCTAAAAAATGCACCTTGGCCCATCCAAAACACACCAGCATCTACATCCGACGCCGCCTTGCGTGAGATTGCCCCACAAGATGTGCCAACACGCTCAAACCCATAAATATACGGTGGACCCAAGTACCGCGCTGTGTGTATGTCTGTGTCCGTTAGAATAAGCGTCTGGCCGCGTGTGCGGATGCCCTGCATAATCTGACCAGAAGTTTGCAGCTCAATATCGCCAGCCTCATTAGTCGCTGCTGCTGTCCAAGTCGTGTTTGCCTCCCTATCGCACCACTGCACTTTACGACTATTCCCGCCCGCGCCTAAAGCAAAAATAAACCGCTCTTCAGTAACAACTATCCCTAAATTGTTTGTTGGCGCATTAGTTAGCGCGGAAGCCGTAGCTGGTGTTGCTGAGCTATCCCATATTAAAATTCTGCCATCGTCATAGTGACAAGCAATTAAATCTTCCCCAAAATTGTCTAATGACCAAGTTGATGCCTCTTGAACAACGCTATCTTCATTTACTTGAATGGGCTGGCCATAATAACCGTTGCCATACGCCCCGCCGCCATATCCTGTATTCGCGGCGGCATCCTCTCTGCCAGTTGCAAGATCAGTTGGGGTTATGTCAGACAATGTGCCTGATCCTGTCATAACTTTTAGCTCGCTATGCGACCCGCCAGCAAGATAAGCGTTTCCGTTTAGTAACTCCCAAGTGTGCATACCACGCACTGGGTTTGTGGCAAATGATGTTTTGCGCTCACGCCAACCACCAATAGGGCGTAAGCTGTTGTCCCGCCAACGAACCAATGACCCGTCCCGCCAGCGACCTGATTGCTCCAAGTCAGTGCCGTTGCGGTAAAAGCCTGCGGGTATGTCTAGCGGTATATAGGTCATTTCTTATGTCTTCATTATGTAAGCAAGTGCATAATATGGTGGTTTGTTGTCAAAGGCTGTACCAGAGCCTGCCCCATCCGTTGTGCCGCTGTAAGTGTGAGTGTGCGAAGCATCCATACTAAATGAACCCGCTGGGCCAGTGTCTGGACTGCCACTTGGGGTTCCACCAGCGTTAACACTGCCCTTTGAAAAGACACCCGTGGCAGTTCCACCGTTGCCACCGAATGTTTCACTGATTTTGCTGACTTCACCAGTAAGAGACTTTGTGTCCGTTGTGCCGCTATACGTGTGAGTATGCGAAGGCAAATTGCCAGTTGAAAGCGTTGTTGTAGAGCTACCCCCAGTAGCATCGACCGCGTAACTGTCGCCTGCGCCAACAACAAATCTATCGCGCAAATCAGGAGTTGAATTGGTGCCATCACAAAGAACCCAGCCAGAAGGAATACTTGCTATAGAGCCAGACCACATGATGATGCCACCAGAAGGCATCGCGGTGTTTATTTGCGTTTGAACATTGGAGGTAACGCCATCCATGTAATTTAATTCAGCCGCCGTCGCTGTAACATCCGTGCCGTTAATCGTCAGTGTGCTTAAATCAGGCGCAATTGTGCCAGACGTGCCATTGGCCGCGTCTACAATCGTGTCTAAAGCCGTGTTAATTGTCGTGCCCCAAGTGTCCTCTGAGCCGCCGACTGTAGGTTTTGTTATGCTAATTGCCATGTTTCAATCCTTTGCTTAGTGCATTCTAACACGCTACGCTGCTTCAGTCCATGTTTCGCTAAGCGCACTTTGCTCTGTCCATGTTTCGCTAGACACACTTTGCTCTGTCCATGTTTCGGGTATTGAAGCTGAACTAAACCATCCGCGAAGTGAAATGTCTTTACCTAACACAACAAAAGTAGCGCTGTCTAAATTAATGCTATGGCCTTTTATAAAGTTGACCGCAGTACCAGTTAAAGAATACGATCCAGCATTGGTGCTAAGTGTACGTTGTAATTTAAGTGAAACGTCTTGGCCTGTATGCGTAAAAGAACCTGCGTTCAGATTGGCACTAATTGCAATTGTAAATGTTAGGTCTTGTCCTGTTGCAGAAAATGCACCTGGATTAACAGATACATTTACGCCCTTATTTAATACAACGTCTTGACCACTAAGGTTAAACGCTCCGTTATTTGCAGCTATAAGTTTACCAAATGCAAGCGATACGTTTTGACCAGCAAAGGAAAAATTAGCTGCATCAACACTAAAGTTTATGCCTTTAAGCAGATTAGCGTCTTGTCCAGTAGATACAAAAGACCCGTTCGCAGCGCTTAAAATAACAATCTTTTTAAGCGTTACATCTTGACCGCTTAAAGTAAATCCACCGTTATTTGCCGCTAAAACTTTGCCAGATAAAAACGATGCATCTTGGCCAGATAGGCTAAAGCTACCAGAATTTGCAGTTAAATTAAAACCTCTAAGAAGTCCAACATCTTGCCCTGTAGATGCGAAAGAGCCGCTTGCAACACTAAAGACAACAGCCCTTTTTAAGTTAACATCTTGGCCGCTGATATTAAAGCCGCCATTGATGATTGAAATGTTTTTGCCTTTAACAAGGCTTACGTCTTGACCTGTGACCGTAAAGCTACCGCTAGGAACAATTTCGGTAATTAGCTTGGCAGCGCCGTGCATACTTAAAGTAAACGTGCCTGACGTGACAGAGAGATTAAGAGATTTATTAAATGTTACATCTTGGCCCGTAGTGGAAAATGAGCCAGCATCAACTGAGAATATTTCCCCTTGGTTTAGATCAACTGTTTGACCATTAAGGGTGAAGCTGCCATTAGCTGCGCTTAGTTTAACTGCTTTGTTTAGATTTACAGCCTGTCCACTGAGAGTAAAGCTACCGTTATTAGCGCTTATCTTGACAGCTTTATTTAAGTTTGCCGCTTGTCCAGTAAAGCTAAAGCTACCATTAGCGGCACTAATTTTTACTGCTTTGTTCAGACTTACAGTCTGTCCACTAAGGGTAAAGCTGCCATTCGCAGCACTAATCTTAACTGCCTTATCTAAGTCTAATGCTTGCCCACTAAGAGCAAAGCTACCATTAGCCGCCGTAATGTTTAATGCTTTATTTAAGTCTACTGTTTGACCAGAGAGAGTAAATGAGCCTGACGCCGCAGTAAGGTTTCTGCCTACGTTTAAATTTACCGCTTGACCTGTAAGAGCAAAACTACCTGCGTCAGCAGTCATGCTATAGTCGGCAGAAGTTACACCCGCATCTGCAAAGGGCGCAGCCGCTATAGGGTGTAAGCCAAACATCTAGTTATTCTCCTAGCAAAACCGCCAGTGTAAGAGCTTTCAAGGCATCAGGATCAGCCGCTGCCGCAATACGAGCATCGTCCGTAATGTCACGCAGTGTTTGCTTTTGTGTTGCAATCGCAGCCGCACCTGAGCCAGCCTCT